GCGCCACTCTTCTTCTGTAGCAACTACCGCATCATCTGGCCAGGTGCCGGCACGCATGTATTCAGATTTCATGCTAGACGGATAAAAAGCATTTCTTGAGGGGCTGTAATGGTATGACATGACGCTTCCTTATTTGCCGATAGCGATTATTGAACAGACCGTACCGCCGCCCCCAGCGGGGGTCTGGAAAGTGCCGCCGCTATTTGTCACGTTCGTCGTATTAACAACATCAATGCCAGTCCCATAGTCGAGCGCGCCCGATACAAAAACATCATTGGGGAAAGGTATCGGCCAAGTGAAATTCAAGCCATCGGGACGGCTGTTAATCCCCAGCCATTGCAAAATAAATCCCCCCAACCAGCTGGGGAACGCGATATAGCCGTCGGCTGAAATACTGTATGAGACCCCCCACCTCAGCTTCTTTGGCGTCACTGCTGTCGTGTCATCAGTGCCGGCATCGGTCTGCGCCTGCGTCGCAATTTTGAGCATGCCGGCGACTGTTTCGGTAGCAGCCTTGACCCATTGCGTCGCCCAGTTTTTGAGCTTCATCGAGGTGACGAATTTCCCGTCATCATCGCCGGCATTGACCTCGGTCTGAGACGCCTTAATCGCCATGCCCCGCTGGGCTTCGGTCGCCAGCGGATGTGCGCGACTTGCTTCATGCGCGGCCCGCTCGGCCTCGACGAACTGCCGTGTCGCGAGGACGACCGATGGGTCGACCTTGAGGGTGACGGCGGCGGTATCTGAGACCTCGAGCACGAAGCGCACGGTCTGGGTGCGCGAGCTACCCTCGGCGAGCACCGGCTTGTAGGTTTCGGGGTAGTTGCCGATGCCGATCAGATCGCCATCGGCGTCGATGATGCCGATCTCACGGATGGTCCAGCCGCCGACGTCCGGCGGCAGCACCTGCTCAACGACGATCCAGCTGGGGTTGTCCGGGTCGGTCTGGCTGGTATTGATCGGCGCGCGGCGCAGCTCATTGATGAGTGCCGTGGCGCTGCTGTCCGGCGTGGGCAGGCTGCCACCGCCGTCGCCGACGGCCAGCTCGGTGATCTCGATGGTGCCGCCCAGGGCCACGGCGTTGGCGAGTTTGGCCTGGCCGGTGTCGGTGAGCAGGGTATAGAACTGGGGCATGCGAGCTCCTCTCTTTTCAAGGGCGTGTCAGGGCAGCGGGTAAACGGTGGCGGTGTCGATGCTGATGGCGGTGAGGCCGACATAGCTCACGCCGGTGACTTCGGTTTCGGCGGCGACGAATGGGTAGACGGCGGTCAGGTCGCCGTCATAGGTGGCGGCGGCCATGTAGGTGATGCCGCGGCTCTCGCCGGCGAGATCCAGAGCCGAGACATGCCGGGTCAGCGGCTTGGCGTCGTCGATCAGCCGCTCGAGCTCGGTGTACATTTCATCGGTGATGCCGGTGTCGAGCACGCCAATGCGCAGGGCGAAGGTGCCGCGCTCACCTTCGGGCTCGGTCTCCCACCACTCGACGACCTCGAGCAGATAGCCGAGTGGCTCGACGACTCGGCGCAGGGCGCTGATGGTTCCCTTCTTGCGGTGGACGTAGAACGCGGAGGCGATCACCGAGCGCTTGGCGGTGTCGGACCAGGTCGTGTCCCAGCGGTCGACGCTGAATGCCCAGGCCAAGTAGGGCAGCAGCGGTGCCGGGCAGTCCCAGGGGTTCCAGAGTTGGCGCAGCAGGATAGGCACGCGCTGGATCTCGGCGAGTGCTTCGGAGGCGGCGCGCTCCAGGGGCGAGGCGTTGGGGGGAAGTAGCGTCAAGGTATTAGCCATTGCCCGCCCCTAGGGTGACGTCGATCCCTGTGCAATGTCCGGCCTGAGTGCGGTCGAAGAGGATGTGCTCAACCGGGGATATCAGGTCTACGTGCTCGACTCCCTCGACATGCAGAGCGGATTTAATCGCATCGGTGTAGATGCTGCGGCCGAGTTTGCGTTTCTCAGTGCGGTATTTCTCTGCGCGTGCCAGGGCACTTTCCAGGATAAGTTCCCGCTCGGGGCCGTAGCCCTTATCAAGGTGAAGTACGGCCTGGATGGCGTAGTCGGTGATTGCTGCGGATTGAACCGTGACGCGATCACAAACCGGCCGGATGTCTTCGGGTGTGAGTGCGTCGTAAACGATGTCGAGCAGATCCTGGGAGGCCTCACCATTACCCAAGCGCGACAGGACCGTGATCAGCGCGTCACAAGGTTCCGGCGACAGCGCAGAGACATCGGCGACGCGACCGTCAGCACTGCGCGCATAAAACTCATAGGCGCCGGTGGGTCCGGCAACGCTCAGCCCCTCGAAGGCCTCGGGGCCTCGCATACGCAGGTCACTATCCTGTTCCAGCGTCGGAGGAACCGGTGGTACTGCGTTCTCGTCACCAGGCTCCACTGTCAGGCGCTTGACGTTGAAATTGGCCACGAGATTGTCGAGATCCTCGTCGTTGGCATGTGCAATCATCACCGCCTGGGCGGCCTCGTTGACCCGCTGCCGCCAGAGCATTTCGCGGTACGCATTCTCCTCGAGCAGCTTGGTCAGCGGCTCGGACTCTAGAGCCAGCGTGGCCTCGATCTCGGATTGCTTATCGGCGGGGTACTGATCGAGTAGCGCCTGCTTGCGCTCGGCGAGGATCGTCTCGAAATCGAGCGACTCGACGACCTGGGGCGGTGGCAGTTGGGAGAGGTCGATCACGCTCATGCGACGGGCACCTCGACGGCAACTGCATGGCCATCGGTGGTGATGGCGTCAATCGCCAGTGTGGCTGCGCCGGGACTCGTGGTGCTGACACTGCGCTGGACACGCTGCACCCGCACCCGAGGCTCCCAACGGATGATCGCCATCACCGCGGCGGCGTAGGCCTGCATCAGGGTGGCATCGTGCAATGGCTGGTCGATCAGCTCGGGCAGCAGGCTGCCGTAGTCGCGGCGCATCACTCGCGAGCCGATGGGCGTGGTGAGGATGTCGCGCACGCTCTGGCGGATATGGTCGAGCTCGTCGAGCTGGCGGCCGGTGGTGGCGTTCATGCCGGTCATTGCACGGGCCCTCCGCTTTGGCCGTTGCCCGGCACGACGCCGCTATGCGGGTGGTCGTGCCCGACGTTCACGTCGTTGTGGGTGAGGCTGCCGCCGTCCTGCGCGTAGCTACCGGCGCGGGCCATGTCGCCCTGGTGGTCGATGTTCCCGAGCCACGACGTGCCGCCGGGTGCGCTGATCTCGATGGAGCCGGGCAGGTTGATGCGCAGCACGCTCGATTCGTGGTCGTACTCGAACAGGCCGCCGTCCGGGAATAGACGGCGGCACAGCTCTGGCAGGTCTGCCGGGGCCGGATGGGCGTCGGAAAACAGTCCGGCCAGCACCACGCCGGCGGCGAGATCGCCACCCGGCGAGAACAGCACCACCTGCTCGCCGACGGTGGGGGGGTTCCAGTCGCGAGTGGTGCCGGCGCGACACTCGATCCACGGCCGCCAGGCGGTGAGCAGCTCGCCCGATTTCACACGGACGCGCGCAGCGTCGTGATCCACCTCGGCGATGGTGCCCAGGCGAATCAGGTTATGGATCAGGCGCAGCAGCTCGGCGGCGCTATGCAGGGGGTGTTGGCTCATGCCGCGATGGTTGCGCGGCGGCGGGCGAGTGGCGAGCGGTTGGCGTTGTGGGGAAGGCGTTTTACAACCAGGGCGTGGCTAGTCCGTGTCGAGGTGGTGCAGCACTGAGTCCTGGATCAGCTCGCGGTCGGCAGCGGTGTAGCCGATCAGTCGGCGCTCGGGGTAGTCATAGCGCGGGCCGTCGCGCTCGACCCGGGCGCGCAGGCCTTTCTGGTGCACCCGGGCGATATGCGCCACGCGACCGACGAAGCCGACCTCGGCGGCATCGCTGCTGCCCTTGGCCTTGAGGTACTTGGCTGTGCGGATCTTCGAGAACATGGCACGCCGGCGAATGCCGCCGGCTTGGGCGCGGGCCTGGGGTTTGCGCGGGGCGTACTGCGTACCGTCGGGATTCTGCTGGGCCTTGATGCGCTCGCGCTGGCTGCGACGAAGATCCTGAGCGACCTTGCGGGCCAGTGCCCGGCGTTCCTTGGCGCCTAGCTTGGCGATCAGCGGCGCGACCCAGTCCTCGAGGGCGTCGAGATCATCCATTCGGCGATTCCCATTCGCTGGCCATCGCCGGGGCATCGTCGCCTGGCGCCTTGATGTAGAGCTGCCACTCGGTGGCCGGGCATGCCTCGATCGGGTACTCGGGCATGCGGTGCTCGCTGGTGATGTTGCCCGTCTCGCAATCGACCAGGGCAACGACGCGCTCGGTAAGTCGCACGGTCAGGGCGAGATCCCAGGCATGATTCGACAGAATCTCGGCCTCGAGGCGCACGGCCTCGTCGGGCTCGAGGTCCGGCTGATAGTGCGACAGCCACTGCAGCAGCGGGATCATCAGCGTATCCAGCTCGCCCGCGTAGTCGGTGACCACGACCTGAGCATCGACCTGGTACTGATGGCTCAGGTGCTGGCCCCGGTGGAATTTCACCGTGCCGTCGTTCACGAAGGTCAGTAGCTTCTCGGGGTTGTCCTTCAGCTCCGGTACTGCGCCGATCAGGTGCTGGCGGAGGGATAGCAGTTTGTTCATTTTTCGCCGTCTTCCTTCATCCACTCAAGCATTTCTTCACGCGACAAGGCGTTGACGTCGGGAAACACGCCGTATTTGCAATTATTCGCTGTCGGCGGGCCCATGTTGCTTATCTGTTCCTGCTCAAGCTCATTGAGCTGCAAGCAGATGGGCTGCTCGGTGCTGTCGTACCAGGTATCTCCGACTTTGACTCGCATGGCGACCTCCTCTTTATTCCGTGATTCCGCGGTCCTCGAGGGCGTCGACTAGGCCGTTGTGCCGTGTCGCGCAACGATGATACTGGCCTGCCCAGGCGTCCATGGTCAGCACGACGTCTTTGCCGGTCCCGTCAGTCAGCTTGGGCAGCGTCGTCGGGCAGGGCGTCATCAGGGTCTGCTGGTTCGGGAACTGTACCGGCGGCGGCGTGGTTGAGCAGGCGGATAGCGTCAGGCTCGAGACACATGCGGCGATATACAGGCTTTTCGATTTCACGAATGATCCCCCGGTCGATGATGCGCTCGTTGGCTTCAAGGTCGGCAAGTGCGGCTTCGACCTGCGCGGCGATCTCGGACTCGCGCTCCATGGCGGCATCGATGGCCTCGCGGGTAGCCCGCTCGGCGCTCAGGCGCTGGGCGTCCTCGAACCAGCCACGGGCCGCCCAGCCGGCGGCGGCGATGGCCACCGCCAGGGTGGCGAGAAAGATGAGGCGCATTCTCGTCATGCGGCCATCTCCAAATCGCCGGCGTGGCGCCGGTAGGCCGCCGCGAGCTTGGTGTCGTAGTCGTTGCGCTCAAACGCGGGGCCGTTGTAGCGACGAGCAAAATCGCGCCAGTCCTGCCGGCGCAGAGCAGAATGCAGCGCGCTATCGGCCTCGATGAATCGCACGAAGGCCTCGAGCTGCCGACCCTCGCTGATGGCCATCGACTCGGCGAACACCTCGGCGCTGGCATAGCCCAGGCGGTGCCAGTGAAAGCCCATGATCTGGAAAAGCCCCCAGCTGGCCGACTCGATGGCGGCGCTTCCTTGAATGGCGTCAGCGGCCGCCAGCCGCTCATGCTCGCGTGGGCCGCCGATATAGCCGCCAGGTTTGTCGTTGACGATATTGGGCTGACGCTGCTGGTAGGGCACCGGGTTGATCGCGTGGTGGATCAGGCGGCGGCGCATGATATGGCGCTCGAAGAGAATCACCGGCGCGCCGTTGCGTGAGCCGCCGACGTGAAAACCCAGCCCGCGTGATTCGATCTCGTTGACGGCCATTACCGCGGCGAGCTCGACGTCGAGCGTCTCGGCGGCGCCGACCAGGTCGATCTGGCGCAGCGCCTTGGGATCCGTACCCTGTTTCAGGGCGCGGCGTGTCTTGGGGCCGGCCAGGCCGTCGATCACCAAGTCATGGGCGCGCTGAGCCGCTCGCACCGCTGATTCGGTCTCGTCACCAAACCAGCCATCCACCTCAAGGGCGTGGCCGGCGGCGACCAGGGCGCGTTGCAGGGCCTCGACCCGATAGCCGGTATCGCCGTTTCTTAGCAGCATGCTCAGATCCTCTTTAGCTGGATGATGTGGGCGACGTTGCCCCGTGCCCGCCAGACCAGCCAGGCGAATACCGCCATGACCAGGGCGATTCCCCAGCCGGCGGGGTAGCTCGACTGAGTGATAATGCGAATGGCGACGGTGCCGGTGCCGGCGATAAGCAGCCAGGCGGCGCAGGAATAGCCGAGCCGGTAGCGGGCGCCGCGGCGACGGTAGGTGAGCAGCCGCGCACAGATCAGCACGGCGCAGATCAATGTGACGAGGGTGGGGATACTCACTTGCGGCCTCCCAGCAGCGACTTGAGGTCGAGCGTTTTGACGCCTTCGATGGCACGCAGCCCCGCTGTCACGGCGGTTGCCGCGCCGATGAACGCGGATACCGCGCTGTGTGTAATCCATTGGCCGAGCACCGACGGGCCGCCCAGGTAGCCGATCAGCAGGCTGATCACCAGGTAGGCGAATCGCTCGAAGAGGCCCAGATCCTTGGCGCTGATCACGAACAGCGAGGCGCCGCAGAAGGCACCGATCACGGCGTTGGCATCGACGCCTGGAAGCCAGCCGACCAGGGCGGCGAGCCCGGTGGCGGTGGCGACGGCGGTGGTGGTGCTGGGTTCGGCCATGGATTTCCTCGGCGTGATCGGTTGTGGGTCAGGTCCAGAGCTGGATGGTGTCGACCCGCGGCGCTTCTGGGGCGGCGTCGGGCAGGATGACGGCTGTGCCCTGGGGCAGCCGGGGGCCGAGTTCTGCGAGGCCCGGGTTGAGCCTGAGCACCTGCTCGGTGATTTCGGCTGTCTGGCCGAGCACCCGATAACACAGGGCGTCAAGGGTCTCGTATTGGTGCGCGTAGACGGTGCGCATCAGATCAGCTCGACGGTGGTGTGGTGGCGGCCGACGATCTCGGCGACGGCCCAGCGGGCGTCGCGTCGCACATCGTCGGCCGCCAGGTCTTTGGCTTCTCCACGCTCGTCGCCAGCCTCGGTGGCGGCGATTTCTCGGTAGCGCTCGAGCAATGAGGCATGGGCGGTGGCGTAGACGGCGCGGCGATAGAGCAGGGCGTAGTGCCCGGCTACGGCCCATGACGGGGCAGCCACATCATCGAGCGTCGCGGCCCCTTCGTCCTGTTGGGCCTGCTGCCAGTCGGCGAGCTGGCGATTGACGTCGGCCATGGCCACCTGCAGCGCCCAGGCGAGCCGGGTAGCGGTCACGGTGCCGTCCAGGCGCTCGGCATCGCGGCAGTCCGCCGGCTCGATATCCGGCCAGAAACCGTTGTTGGCGATGCTCTCGGCATCGTCGGGAGCGGTGCCGGTACCGGCGGCGATCAGGGACATGGCAACGTCTCGGTATTAGGAAGGGGGTGGGCCGGGATCGACGAGATAGGGCCAGCGGCCCGCTCTCCCCCGGCGCCCCCTTGGCGTCGGCGTGCGACTCGGGGTCAGGCCGGGGCGCTGCTGTTCTGAGCAGTGCCCTGGCCGGCGTTCTGTTGCTTGAGCTCGCGCTCGAGGCGCTCGATGTCCTTCTTCACACCCACGCGGTCGTTCAGCTCCAGGGCGCGGCGCAGATTGGCGAGGGCCTCGTCGGCATGGCCACCGCGGGCGCGCTGGGCGTAGCCGAGCGATTTGTGGAGCTTGGCGCGGATCTGGTCGTGCATGTCGGCGTCGCGGGTCAGGGCCTCGACGCGACTCAGATGCATGGCCATTTCGGCGGCGTCGTTGGCGGCGCCGGCTTCGCCCTCGGCACCTTCTGCATAGGGCGCCTCGAGCAGCCGCATGGCCTCTTCGGCGACCTGTTCGACCACCAGGCTGGCGGTGTCGCGCTCGAAGCGGTCGGGGGTGTCGAGGCCATGGCGCAGTGCGTACTCAGCGATTGCGATGCCGCCGGCCAGGTCGCCGACATCCAGGCGCCACAGCATCACGGTCATCAGCACGTCGTCCTGTGCGCCGTTGCCGCCCTCGAGCACACCGGTCACGTAGGCATCGAACTCGGGCAGCAGCTCGCGCTTCTTCTGCACCTTGGCTTCGGTGGACTTGATGGCCTTGAGGGTGCGGCGCGCCTCCCAGAGCGCGGCGGCGTGGATCTCGTACTGCTCGCCGGTCTGGGGCCGGCTGGGGTTGGCATCACCGGCCGCTTTCGCGGCGGTGACGCGGGCAAAGTGCTTACGGGCGGGGCTTTGCATTCAGCTCTCCTTAGACGGACCAGTCGCCGAAGATGATGTTTTCCACCAGGCAGCCAGCGCCGAAGTCCTCGACGACATAGGCGTCGTTGGAGCTCTCGTAGTTCTCGACGCGCTTGCGCTTGGGCTCGTCCTTCATGTAACGGCGACGTGAGCCGTTCTGGTAGTACATGGAGAGGTTGCTGGTCGGGGTGATCAGCAAAGCGCCGTCCGGGAAGTAGGGCACCCGCGCTGCTTGCTGGCCGCCCATGCGCTTCTGGCTGACGATCAGGTCCAGGGCGCGTTGCTCAGTAGGCGGCTGGTCCTTGTTGATCAGCGGGAAGTACTTGTCAGCAAGGATCTTGCGGCCACAAATCGCGCGCAGCTCGGTGGACTCGCGATGCCAGGGATCGATCAGCTCGTTGACCACGTCGTAGACCAGGGCGTCGAGGTTTTCGTAGTCGCCACCTGGGCCGACGCGCACCTCACCGGCGGTACCACCCTCGCTCATCACCCGGGCCGGGGCGTTGTCTCGATACTGCTGCAGCCAGCCCTTGTTGACGTCCTGCAGAAGCGGATAGGTGGCCCGGTCGGTCTCGGCGGCGGCACTGGTGCCATTGAAGCCAATCATGATGCGGTCCAGCGCCTGCTGGCGAAGGATGGCGTTACGTACCCGCACCTGAAAATCGCGGAATTTGGCCCAGGCATCCATTTTCTGCCAGGACAGGAAGGTATCGAACTCGGTCGATACGCACTCGTACTGGTTGGCATCCAGGCTGGTCAGGTCGCGCGGAGTACGGTCTTTGGCCGAGGTGTCGGTGCGGCCAGCGATCGGGCCGCTGATACCGAGGCCGAGTTTCTCGCCCTTGAGCTCATCGACGCCAACGATGTTGATCTCGCTGAGAAAAGCCGAGGTCTCTTGCATCTTGGTTTCCAGCGTCTGCTGGACGCTGGGCTCGACCGCAAAGCTCTCGGTCGCGCTGGAAACGCCAGAGAGCTCGGCGATTCGCTGGGTCAGTTTGTTGAAGGCGAAGCGTGTGTCGTTGCGCATGAGGCGGCTTCCTTAGCAGTCGGTCTGTTGAGCGCC